TACCTTTATTCTATTGATACCTGCCTTGGGGTTATCTAAATCTACAATCAATTCAATAAAGCAATCCCCATACTTTACAGTATTGCGAATAATGTCCCAATAGAACCTGTCAAGTTTAATTGTTGTAAATAAATTTTCAACTTCTTTTTTTACTAATTCGTCATCCGTAATGACATCCCATCTATTACCTTCAATATTTCTTTGAGTACAATCGTCAGCATAGATATCAAATGCTGCACCGATTTCTGGATACTCATCCATCTGCTCGTATTCTTTGTACCTTCGCTTACGGTTTACTTCAATCTCTGGCAATACGGGAAGGCTACCTCTTGACACTGAGAAAGATGCAGGGTCCGCTGATGGCTTTTCTAGTTTAATAACATCTGGGCTAACTACAGTGTCGCCTGAGATGGGCTTTTCCATAGTATCTGGATCATCTCCAAATTGTCTAACCACCTCGTCTTGTGCTTTAGTGGCAAAAAACTTAGAAAAGAATCTCCCTAATCTGCCCACTGGGTAAAAGAACCATGAATTTCTATTCGATCCTCCCCCAAACTCAGTATAACCTTCTTCGATTAAATTATCGTTTTTGTCTACTTCATCAGCCATTTCAAATCTTCCTCGGATACCCCACCGTGGGTCTTCATTGTATATTTAGTAGTTCTAATAGGACTTAATGGTCTATTTATACTAGTTCCACGCATATGCTCTATAGGAGTTGTTTCCATAATATTATTATAGCCATAAACAGCCAACGCTAAACTCATTACTAGATCATCGTGATATCCTTGTTCTGCTTCTGCCTTACCATTCTCAGAGATAATAAAAGTAAATAACTCATCCACTGTCCTATCTGAATTAATTCTTATGGTTGATGTCCTAATAGATTCTTCCAAATCAGCTAATAAAACCTCTCTATTCATATGTGTTACCTGATAACCCATATTTCCTTTATTGTCTATCCATATATTTTCATACTCAAGAGCGGTAAATAACCAATCAATTAAGTTATTGCCTATAGTATTCCTCTCAGATATTACAGTAGCAGTGTTGTATAAATTAGCTTCTGTCGCAATCACCTGAGCAAATTCGTTTATTGGAGTCCTATTAGAGTAGAATTCTGCTACTTGTTCTCCGTTATACATGTTAATAATTTGGAATGCAGAATAATCCCTACCTCTACCCAGGGAGACATCAGCAGCTAATACGTACTCATAAGCTGGATTTGGATCTTTCCAAACCCGCATTCTATTATTGTACTTTATATAAAAGTTTTCATTAACATGGCTTTTTACATAGTTAAGGATTTCTCCGTCAACGTAAGTATCACCTGTACCAAGGAAATCGCACTCATATTCCTGCAACCACTTCCTTGGAGATATATTAGACTTTGTGGTATCTTCCCATTTTTCTACATCTAGAGGAGTTTCCAAACCCATCATAAAATCATATAAGCCTTCAAACCCTTCCTGCTTTTTATACTCTGGGTGTTCTTGCCATTTAATGTCTATTGCGTTAAAAGAATTCTCCTTATTTATTGCACCACTATACATGTCATGAAACCAGTTACCAATACCGTTAACTGTAGATAATATAAATGCAGCACCTCCCGTTGAGATAACTGGATATACCGCTGCCCAAATAGTGTCAATATTTTCAATAAAAGCTGCCTCATCTACTATCAGCAATGAGCCTGCAAGAGATCTACCTGACTGCTTTCCTGAGGCCCTACATCTAATTGTAGATCCGTTCTTTAACTTTAATGTATGTTTATTATCTTCTTCGATCCCAGGCTTCATAATATCAGGAAGCTCATCATACATTAGTTTAATCCTTTCTAGGACCTCTGTTGATTCCTGATCACCTTTTGAGATTATAGGGATGGTTTGATACTTTGCAAATATAGCTTTCCACAAGGCGTAACTGGCAGCAATAGTTGTACAACCTGCCTGCCTAAACTTTCTTAAAATGTTGAACCTATGTGATGTAAGTTCACCAACTATCCTTTTTTGGAAAGGATAAAGTTCAAAATTAACCAAGCCTCTAACAGGGTGGGTCACTTTGATGTATTTGGAGATAAAGTAAGAAGGATCTTTACTACACCTTTTAAATTCTTTTATTGCTTTGTTAGGGTCCATTATCTATAATAGAATATGAAGTATGATACATATGCATTTATTTGCACTAGGGATAAGGCTCCAACTGTAACAAGAAATAATCTCACCCATTATTTATCTAGGGCAGGAGTGAAGACAAAATTACTCGTAGGGCAAGACTCTATATTCTCTGGGTATAAAAACGCCTTTGAGATGACTAAGCCTAGAGCTAACGATACTATTATTCTTTGCCATGATGATATCGAGATTTTATCGGATATCCATTTATTCCATAATGAACTGGAACGTCACTTATCCCAACACAAAGCAGGGTTTGCGGGGGTAGCAGGTACTACCCTCCTAGGTGAAGATGCTGTGTGGTGGGATCATAAACGTTGGAAGCAAGGATTGCATAGAGGCCATGTATACCATGGAAAAGATCTGCACTCTTATGATAATACTTTTTATGGTAAACCTGGACAGGTAGTAGTAATGGATGGGTTATTTTTAGCTGCTAAGGCTAAAACGTTAACTGCTATAGGATTAGATAAGCCTGATTATTTTAAAGGTAATTGGGATTATTACGATATTTTGTACACTTTAAAAGCGCACAATCTAAAATTAATAAATAAAACTGTTCCTATAATAATACTACACAACTCCTTTGGTGACCTAGCGGGAAGAGAGTCCTGGTTAGAAAATAGAAAAGGATTTATAAAAAATCATAAATTACCAGTGGGTTGCAATTAATATGGGAACAACAATATTAGGTCATAGTACTTTAGCAGTTATAGTTTGGGTTTTAGCTGTATTCGGAGCGTCTAATGGGATAGCAGTAGCACATTTAATAGAGCCTATAAGGAAGAAGGTATTAAATTGGCCTATTATAGGAGGATTAATTCACTGCCCTATGTGTCTTGGGTTCTGGTTTGGAGGTGGGGCATCCTTGCTAACCTTCTCACCAACTGGCTGTATTATTATGGACTGCTTCCTTGGAAGTATAACTTCCTGGATCCTCTTCTTGCTCATTCAAAAGAGACAGTTCGATTCAGGTTGAGGTGGTCAACAACCCTGAGCGCAGTTTGCGCTCGGCCTAAGCATCCAACGTTTTCTTAGTATTATAGTATAATTCATATGTTTCCTTCTAAGTCCATTTTGCCCACACACGCTTAAACCCAATACCCCTGTGCATTTTTGTTTGGGTTCTATGAAGTTTGTAACTTGCAGAATCCGAGGAGTTTTCAATGACACTGACGTTGTCAATCAGTGCTGGCGTTGTTGAATTGAAGTTTCTTGCCGTAATAAACAGACTGGAGGTCGTTGGCACGACAGTTTCATCAACATCCGTCGTCAGAAAGTCAGAATCCCAGTAATCGGCGGCTTGCGAAACTGACCCTAGCGTGACATAGCTATTGCCCCCAGACCTCTCTGCTTGCACCCTATAAGACCTACCAATCACTACAGGCACTTCGTGAGCGGCCTTGCCTTCCTCCGTGTTAAGACCGTTCGGGTTATTTAGCTGTAGATGCCCGTCGCTGTCCACTACAATGCTGCCGCCCGATTCAGACATGTCCGTCCAACCCGTTGGCGGCATTACCTGCCTCACGGTTACGTTGTCGAAGGTAAGGTCGATGTGGGTGCTACCCGTGACAGTAAATGTTAATCTACCACTAGAATGACCATCATTAATAAACGCAATCTTGTGCGTCCCTACCGTCATAGGGAATGTGTGACCCGTGCTGCCTCCTGCTAAGTAGCATTGCATCTGCCCCGAGGTATACGCCGTGATATCTACCGAAACCTCGATCTCCTTGCCAATCGTAGGGGTAATGTTGGTGTATGCTATTTGAGTAACGGCGACATAACCCCCACCCGGCGTAGCATTATCTAGCCGAGCACCCCCGGCT